GCACTGGAACACCAGACGGCGCCAGATACGACTCGAGGGACGCACCCCGGAGGAGTTCCGGAGCATGTCCCTCGCGGTCTAGGGCTGTATCCTAATTAACAACGTCCAACAAACGGGGCGCAGTTCAAAGCTGAGAGAGGGGCGAGTTCGAGTCTCACGTCAGAAAATTAATCACTGGCCGTCCTCGTCGGCCTTGACAAACGTGAGCTGGCTCACGCCGATGAGCGCACCGACGAACAAACCGATCGCGTTGATGGTCGTAACGAGTTCGCCGCAGTGTGGCAGTCCCCATTGCGGGCCGACCGCTCCGACGAGCCATGCGACGGCCGGCAAAGCGATCAACGCGAGCCACTTGAGTATGTCGTATACCCTGCCCGGCAGTAGGTAATCGGATTGCGGGCTATTGGATTCATCCATTTTTCACCTCCTTAAACATTGCGGCAACCGTCTCCACAACGCTTAAAGTCGTGGAAACGGGAGTTTCAGCGCAGGTACTGTCCGGGATAGATAACGTATGGGCTGCGGATGCCATTGCGTGCGGCAGCCGACTGCCAGCCGGAGCCGTAGATGCTCCACAGGCTTTCGCCGGAACGAACCACATGGCCTCCGACCACGCTCGAAGCGGTGGACGCGGACGCGCCGCCATAGGTGACGGTCTGCCCCGGATAGATCCGATTGACGTCACCGCTCGGTACACGCCAGGCGGACACCGGCTGGAGTCCGGTCCTCGCGGCGATCGCACTCATGGTGTCGCCGGAACGAACCACGACGCTACGCGAACCTGTGGCGGCCGTTCCGCCGGAACCTCCGCCGAGGCGACTGTTGACGATCTGCATGACCGCCGCGTAATTGCCACCCAACGCCTGCCTGCGGGCCGGATCGTTGCCGAAGTCGCCGCGGATGGTGCGCGCGGCCAAGGCGTTCAGGTCGACCGTCGGAGCGGTCGTGGGCTGAGGTTTCGGCTTGACGCTCGGCAGATCCGCCGCGCCCTTGTCGTCAGGGTTCGCGTACTTGCGCCATGCCGCGCGGTCGCCACGGAACTTGTTCAGGTCGAGTCGTCCGGACCAGCCGCTGAGACTGCCGTTGGACGTGTATTGCCTCATCACCTCGCCGCGCGCTCCGATGTTCCACGGGGCGGTCTGGTAACCGGTGACCATGTTCGTGGCGTACTGGGCGATCCAGATGCCGCAGTTCAGCTCCGTCTCCATGCCCGCGACCTGCCAGTAGCCGGAGTCCATCGTGTAGATGATGGGGTTCACGCCCGTCAGTCGCTTGACCTCGCGCGCCCACCTGCGTGGCCACTGCTTGTCGCCCCAGGCGGCGTTGTCCTGCGCCTCCCAGTCGAGGATCAGTACGCTTTTGCGAATATATCCTCGCACGTTGTCGACGAAGAACCTGGCCTCGGTCTCGGGGTTGCCGCCGCGCGCGTAATGGTAGACGCCGGTCTCCTTGCCGCTGTTGACGGCGCCGGCGAGCTGACGGTTCGCGTCGGTGTTAACGCCGTTGGACAGGCAACCACCGTATACGCCGCCGGACCCCCATGTGGTGCCGACGATGACGAAATCTGCCGGCACGGTCGCGGTGTCGATGCCGCACTGCCAGTTCGAGATGTCGTATCCGTTCATGTCGGCCATCGCGGCTGGCGCGACAGCCATGGAGATGGCGACCGTGAGCGCGGTCAGTAGCTTGCGCCATTGTCGGCGTGGATTCATGTGCTTGTGTCTCGGTTTGCCTTTGTTGAGGATGTTCAATTCCTCTCCTTTCCTTTGTCCGTACCGTCCGCCTTGTACGGACGGTGTGGAAATCTTTTGAATCTTTCAATCTGTGTTCGCGATATGCGCGTCACGTATGTCTTGGATCATCGAGGTTCCGGTTCCATTGCCGCCCAGACCGTGGTAAGCGGCATATATTCGTTCCGCGCTTTGCTTCAACGGAATGCTCGCAACACCACCTGCATCGACCATCTGACGGTACAGAGCCTCGAGTTTGCAGAACAACAGTTCCCTGACGCCCTCATGCAGTGGATCGTGACGTTGGTCGACCTTGCTCAGAATCCAGGTGACGAACACGCCGCTGCCTCCGCTGCCGATGATGGCGACAACGATTGCGACGATGGTTTCCTGGCTCATTGGGAATCCTTCCGAAAGGAAAATCCCACACGTGGCTACCGTTGGAAGCCGCGATAACCACGTGTGGGATTTTGGAGGTTGAAATGTTGTTGGGGACGTTTGTGAATGAGGTCTGGTGGCCCTCCTGCGGGAAGCTCCGCGAGTGCACGAGGGTGGGCTACGAGTCGGCCTACCGCTGCCACATCCAGCCGAAATGGGCTGGCGTCGACATGGAGTCGATCACCGCGAACGACATCGAGGAGTGGCTTGGCTCGTTCAATCAGGCCGGCGCCGCGCGCAAGGCGTGGGCCGTGCTGCGGGCGATACTCCGACTCGCCTATCGCAAGGGAGTCACCGACAATGACGTGACACGTCGTGAAATCAGACTGCCGCACCTGCGGCGGTATGAGCCGCGCGTGCTCGACGCCAGACAGGTAAGACGGCTGCTCAAAGGCTTCTACGGTCACGCGTTGGAAGCCTGGTTATTGGTCTCCGTCTGCGCGGGACTGCGCCGATGCGAGTCCGTCGGCATTGAATGGGCCGACTTGGATTTACGCCGGGGAACCGTGACCGTCAAAAGGTCAGTGCAATGGGTCGCTGGACATGAAACGGTCACCGACCCGAAGACCGACCAGAGCCGACGGACGGTCGCACTACCACGGTTCGCAGTCAAACGGCTCGCGCAATTGCGCCACGGCAGAACCGGCAGGCTGGTCGGCGATCTGAACGCCAACCAGGTGGCAGCTCATTACACGTCATGGTGCCAACGCATGAAACTCCCCTGCGTGCCGCCAAGGAACCTCAGGCACACCTTCGGCACTCTGGCAATCGCTGCGGGAGCCGATATCTCAGTGGTCGCACGACAACTCGGTCACAGCGACATCAAGACCACGGCCCGCTACTATCTCCGCCCCGATTTGTCCGTGCTGAGAAGTCTGCAGCGGGCATGGGAGCGGCTCATTATCGGGGTCGCATAGCTTTCCGTAACCCAGATGGATGACTGGGTTGTAGTCGCGCGCCCTAGAGGCTATGACGCCTACTGCGTCACGTCCATGATCTTCAAGCCGAACACGAACACGTCAATAGACATCAAACTGCCGATCGAAGCGGCAAACTGGAATTCATACTCCGTCGAATTGCAGTTGATGAACAACGATAAAAACAAAGTGCCGTCGTTCAACAACATCTCGATGATTACGAACAGTCATTCGGCAAAAGGATTTCAGCTTGTCGCATGGAACGCCAGCGGCACGTCGCTGAGCTATCGCATCGCCGTGACTGTCCACGTCTTCGACGCGAAGCAGTAGTTTTCCGTAACCCCGATTCATTTCACGAAACTGACCTCCGACCCGGAATTCACAATCAGTGGATTCGTCGTCAATGGCTTGGCGACCGTCTACTGCCGGTGGGTCAACAAAGGCCAGTTCGGGCTGAGGGCGTGGGATTCAACGATTTTGGCGAGCATGGACGTGCGGGCCGTAATGGAAGGTTTCGGCGTGTTCGTGGACAGTCAGCAGGGCAGTCAGATGCAGAATCGGCTGCTTTACGTGGTCGGCAGCAGCGTGTACTTCCGTCCCGCGTATGATGCGACCATTCCTGCAAACACATGGCATGTCGGCAACGTATCGTTTCCGGTGACGACGGTTTAAGCCGTGATGTACGAGGCGGATGTGACGAAACCTTCTCCGTTCTGGCTGCCACCAAGATTCCTGTAGGTGAATTTGCCGTCCGGCAGTATGGTGAAATCTCGTTGGCTGCTACCGTCACGCCCACTGTACGCCCACCTCGTCGTAATCAATGGACGCCAGCCAGCCGGCAGGACGCCGAAATTGCCGGTATCCCATGATGCCGTGGCGGCGCTCTTCCATTCCACGAGGATTTGCACCACATTCCCGGCTTTCACGCCCGTCACCTTGCCATACTGGCAGGTGATAAGCGTCTGGGTTACGGAATCCCACAGCTGGCTCATCGGAGGCAACTGCTTGACAAGCATGACAGGAGTTCCGGCGGTGATGCCACTGATTGGAATGCGGGCGATCGGAATCCATACGGTGCCGGAATTGTTCAGGATACTACCCGACGGTACCGTGGGGTCAGCCGCCGTGCCACTGGTGGCGGTGCCCTTCAGCACCGCGAGCGCGATCGTTTCGATGTTGTTCGAGTCTCGCGTGTATTTCACGCAGATTAGGTCGTTGCGGTTCCATCCTGTGACTCCGCTTTCGATGGTGACGGTTTCCGCCGCGGTGACGCGTGCGTATCGTCCTTCGATCACAAGGTTGAGGACCGGGACGAGCGCCTTGTTTGCTGACTGCATGGTCACGGCGGGGAATTTGCCGTCGCCGCCTTGCAGCAGGTAGTTGCCGTTTCCGACCAGTCCGGCCTGCATGGCTCCTTGGTCGCTGGATGTGATGTGCGGAGCGCCGGCCTTGCCGGTGATGAGATTCATGGTCATGGTCATTCCTTCCTATCTGTTGTGTTGTTGAGGTATGCGGCGTAGGCGGCGTCCTGCGTGGCTGCCAGCGCTTTGAACGTCTGCCAGCATGCGGTACAGACGAGCGCGCCCTGTGCGACTCCGTCGACGGTGGTGTGGGTGATGTCGTGCCAGTCGCTGGAGGTGCGTGGGTCACCGTCGGCGAGGTATGCGGAGGCGTGACATCGGTCGCAGGTGTATCTGGTGATGTTCGTGGTTCGTGCCATTGATGTTCCTTTCTCTTTCAGGCTGTGCGCTGGTAGATGTGTCCCGGAAGGATGGTGTTGCATTCCTTCCAAGTGCCGCCGTAGGTGGTTCCCGGATTTGTTGTGGCGGTGGTCCAGTAGAGGGAGCCGACCGGGTGGGCGGCGATGAACGCCTGGCTTGCGCTCATGCCCGTCTCGCCCTTGTCGCCCTTCGGGCCGACGAGGCTTGTGTTCGAGACTGGCTTGAACGTCACGTTTTTCCCGGTGGCTGTGATCTGTGCGTACATCAGGTTCTTGCCACCGTTGGTCATGGCGAAGAAGTATTCGCCTACGACCGGGGCACGGTTGAAACTGAGTGTCTGCCAGTCAAAATCCGAGCATGCGGACGTCCAGTATCCGGATAGTATGCGTGTGATGATCAAGGCAGGCAACCCGGTCTCGCCGCGTTGGCCGGCCTCTCCTTTCGCTCCGGTGGCCCCGGTCGCGCCAGTGGCGCCGGCAGGGCCCTGCGGTCCTTGCACTCCCTGCTTGCCTTGCGGTCCGGTGTCGCCCTTGGGGCCTTTGACATTGCCAAGTAGAATCTTCGTCATGCGTGCTCCTTATTTTCCGTCGTTGATCGTGTAGTACAGGTCGCCAGTCGCCTGATCGTAGGAGACGGGAGCTTCTGACGCGGTGGCCGTGTCCGCGTATACGGCGTACAGGTCTCCGTTCGGATCGACCTGGAGCGTGAAGAATCCTGATGCGGGTGCCGTCACGCCGCTGGCGCCCTGCGGGCCGGACGGCCCCTGTGGACCCTGCAGTCCCTGAACGCCCTGCGCTCCTTGCTTGCCTTGCGGGCCGGTGGCCCCGGTAGCTCCAGTAGAACCGGTGGGGCCAATGGGACCGGCCAGACCAGTAGGCCCGGTGGGACCTGCTGGCCCGGCCGGCCCGATATCCCCTTTGTCTCCCTTGTCACCCTTCAGACCTTCAGGGCCTTGCGGACCAGTAGGCCCGGCGGCTCCAGTGGCTCCTTTGGGGCCTTGCGCACCGATGATGGATTGACGGGAAATCGTCTTTCCCGTGAATAGGCTGCCGGACTGTGAAACGCACTGCCAGACGATGCTGTATTTTCCGCCACCTGACAATGCGGTCGAATATTCGTTGGCGAGTGGTGTTCGGTTCAACCATTCGCTCACGTTCCCCGTGAAAGTGGATCCCACCGGATATTCGCCGACGAGGGATTTCTTCATCACGAGCGCCGGAAGGCCGACGTCGCCTTTAGCTCCCTGAACGCCCTGCGCTCCTTGCTTGCCTTGCGGGCCGGTGGCCCCGGTATCGCCCTTGTCGCCTTTGGGGCCTTTGATGTTGCCGATCAATAGTCGCGCCATGTGTCACCTTTCCGGGATGTCCACATACAGGTTCCCGCTCTCGGAGTGCCAGACGAACGAGGGTGGGTTCGTGTTGTCCGGATAGTTCACGTACAGGTCGCCGTCGCCTTCCATGCTGAGCGTGAAGAAGCCGTTCGAGGGGGCGGATACGCCGCTGTCGCCCTTGTCACCCTTCTCCCCTTGCGGGCCCTGGATGCCTTGGGAACCTTGGATGCCTTGTCTGCCCTGGGGTCCGGTCGCTCCCTGTGGACCCGTGGGACCCTGCGGACCTGTGGAACCCGTCGGGCCTTGCGGTCCCGCCGCGCCGATCGCGCCGGCATCACCCTTATCGCCTTTCTCGCCGCGTATCCCCTGCAGTCCCTGCGGGCCTTCGGGACCGGCGACGCCTTGCGGCCCTCGCTCCCCGGTCGCTCCTTTCTCTCCCCGAGGACCGGTGGGTCCGGTCGCTCCGGTGGCCCCCTGTGGTCCTGTGTCGCCCTTGTCGCCCTTCTCCCCTTGCGGACCCTGGTCGCCTTTCGGAAGCCCCAAATTCAAGGTTTTGTCGCTGCCGGCACCCGTGAGCGACGCGCTTGCCTGTGCGCCGGGGGCGAGCGTGTCCACCGAACCGATTTTCAGGCCGGTGATGTAGTCGCCTTTCGGCTGTTTACCCGACAATGCGTTGTTGAGCGAGTCGATGTCGTTTCTGGTCACGTCGGCGCTGAACGTCCAGGCGTCGAGTTTGAGGCCGGCTCCAGCGTAGTAGGCGTGGCCACCATCCCCGATGGAGGATTCTCCGCTGTTGCCGCCGGCGCTGGCGCCTCCGGATTCGTAGGTGACGGTGAGCACGCCTCCCGAAACCTTGACGATCTTCTTGGAGATCTCGGCAGTGACGACGAGGCCCGTGTTGTTGTCACGGCCCGTGACCAGGTCGCCAACGTCCGCGTCGATGCCGTCGGGAATGTCCACGTCGATGGTGCTGGTGTTCCGAAGTTCCTGGAATTTCTGCCTGCCCTTGTCCTCGAGCTCGTCGGCTTCGGCGTTGGACAACTCGTATGTGGCGGTGCGTTCGTCAAGCCCTTTGAGTGTCTGCGTGTGGCTGAACGTGCCGTTCGCGTCGGCGTACCAGTGGATGACGGTACGGTCCTTGAGTTCGCCCTTGCCCAGACAGATGAGATGGTTGATAGGGTGCGCCGCCTGTTTGGCGGTGAAGTCGATGAGGTCCGAGTCGATGCTGTCGCCGATCGTGCGGACGGGCATGGCGCTCATGGCCACCTTGTCGCCGTCATTACGCAACCGGAGTTTGAGTCCGCTTGCCCTGAGCATCTTGACCAGACCGCTGTACAGGTCCACGTACCGGTCGAACTGGCAGGTGGTCTTGTGGTCGGCGCTTTCTTCGGTGACGGTGAACAGGCCTTGCAGTCCCGCACGGCTGACGAGCGTGCGCATGATGACGGGAATCGTGCCGGACAGGGTGAGGTAATCGTTGTTCCTGTCCGGTTCGATGATCTTCGAAGCGAGCACTCCATGCCAGTCGCGGCCATGCCATGTGACGGTGGACAGGCCGCCGTCCACGTCGACATCCGTGTCGTCGATGATGCCGCCGTACTCGGTGCCGTCGATCATGATGCGGCTCCCCGCCTTGAGCGCGGCGTCTTCGACCTGCAGGTCGAAGTCGTTCTCCCCGCTGCCGAACGCGAGGTCGAGCGTGTATGAGGCGTGGCTCGCCACGGGTTTGCCTGTGGCGTCGGTGACGATCAGGTCCATGGCGGTTCGCTCCTTTCCTCGCAGACCGTCAAGTCGAATTGAAATCCTCCCGGCCAACTGACCGACTGTGTTCCGGGCGCGAGCGGTTGGAACACGTACCGGCCGGAATCCTTGCCCGACCCTCGCACGGCCTGCGCGAAGCAGTTGGTGGCGAGCCCGGTGCCGCTGACCATGGTGACGGTCCTGACATCGCCGGTGCCGTCGATTTCCAGACGTGAGCCGGATGGTACGGTCACGTCGACCTCGTATCGGTTGGTTCCGATGATGACGTACGGGTTTGTGCACGGTCCGAATATCGTGAGTTTGACCGGCTGCGGGATGGATGTGTCGTTGACGATCTCCGCGCCCAATGCCATGCCGGCGAAATCATGCGGATAATCATGCGGATAGTCCAGGTCGGAGGTTCCGGAATCGTATCGCGGCGTGAAATGCGTCATGGTCGAACGACGCCACACGCCATCGGCCAGTACGATGGTCAACTGCGTCTCGACCATCGTGGGCGTGATGGACTGCGGCTCGCTTTTCGTGATCCACGCTCCGGCTTTCCACTCGCCGTCGGCGATGAGCGTGCCTGGTTCTCCGGAGGCCATGTCGGCGTCCGCGAGGCGGCGCAATAGGTCGAGCGTCTCCGGAGAATCGTGGATCTTCACGGGGATGGTCGTCTCACGTGTCTTGCGTGTGATGCCCGTGATGCCGCGCGAGGCGAGGCTGTAATCCCAGATGCGGGCGCGCAGTCCAGTGAGCGTCCCGCCGTAGAGCGGCCCTTCGAAACCGATCGACTCGCCTGTCGCGCCGCTCACGTAGCTCAGGGTTCTCATGCCACGCTCCTTACGAGTCTTGCGAAGTCACGCTGGGTGAACGGCCGGTCGTCGGCCGTCGCCGTTTCGACGGCTTCGATCAGCGTGTCCATCCTGCCGATGACGGTTTCCAAGAGTCTGTCGGAATCCGATGGCGTGGCCGTGGTGACGTTCAATCGTCCGGTCTTCGACCAGTCCGTGCCGTCGAGGCTCATCGAGGAGACGAGCGAGTCCATGGACCGGTCGACCACGGCGGCCGAATCGTCGATGCCCAGGGCCATGCCCCGGCCGATCATCACGCCGACCTCGTCACGCATGAGGCGTGATGGTGAGTGGATGCCGAGTTTGCTTTTGACAGCGGAGATGGCATCGTTGACGCCGGAGAGCAGGCTCGACGCGATGCTGCCGATCTTGCTCTGGATGCCGCTGACGATGCCGTTGACGATATTCGCTCCGATGCTGAGCATGCGGCCCGGCAGTGATGACAGGGTGCTGACGATGTTCTGCACGAACTGGTTGCCGGCCTGCAACGCCTTGGACCCCATCTGGGACGTCCAGCTGGCAACGCTGGAAATAGTCGCGGACAGCCATGAGCCGATTCGTCCCGGCAATTCGGAGAGGAACGTACCCACGCTCGTGAGGAACCGGCTGCCCGCCTGGATGGCCTGCGACGCCATGTTGGAAACCCACGCCGAGGCTGAGGCTACGGCTCCCGCGAGCCAGCTAGCCACATTGCCGGGCAGCTGGGTGAGGAACGTGCCGACGTTCTGCAGGAACTGCGTACCCATCTGTAGAGCTTGCATGGCCGTGGACGACACCCATGCGCCGATGCTCGCGGCTGTCGAGGCGAGCCATGCGGCCACGTTCCCTGGGAGTTGGGCGAGGAACGTGCCGACGTTCTGCACGAATTGCATGCCCATCTGGAGGGCCTGCGCGCCGAACGCGACCGCGTACAGCGCGATTGACGTGACGGTGTAGCCGAGCCAGTAGGCGATTGTCTCTGGCAGGTTCATGATCGCGTTGGCGAGGTTTGTGAGGAACTGTTGTCCGGCCTGCAATGCGGACTGGCCAAGGCTCACGGCCCATGATGCGACGGCTGACGCTGCTCCGGCGAGCCAGCTGGCGATGTTGCCGGGCAGTTGTTGGAACCATTGTCCGACACCTTGGATGGCCGACGGGAGCGTCGAGGTGAAGAACGTGACGATGGTCTGGCCGATAGAGGTGACCTTGCCGACGGTCGCCTGCCACGCGGACGAGAGGAACGACGTGAACGACGCCCACATTTGACGTCCGGTATTGGTCTGGGTGAAGAACCATGCCAATGCGGCCACGACCGCACCGATGGCTACGACGAGCATTCCGATAGGATTCGCGTCCAAAGCAGCGCTGAACGCCAATTGCACGGCAGTAGCGGCCTTGGTCACCGCACTCCACGCCGATTGAGCGGTCTTGACGATGTTGAACGAGCCAGCGAGTTGCTTCAGACCGCCCGCCACACTTCCCGCGTCGGAGATCTTGCCAATCAAATCGAACGCGGCCGTAGCGGTCTTCTCCACACCGGAGGCAGTCGCGGAAATGGCCTTCAGTCCACCGGAAACTGTCTTCAGCCCGGCCGAGACGATATCCCAGCCTTTGACCGCGAGCAATGCAATGGTGATGGCTTTCAACGCGCCGGATACCAGTGCGCCGTTCTGCTGCGCCCACTGTCCGACCGACTGCAGCCAGCCTCCCACCGTCATGAGCACGCCGGTCAAAGTGTTCAACAGTCCGGCGAAGCTCTGCGCCGCGGAACTGGCGGTGCGCGCGCTGTCGTTGAAGCCGAAGGCCTGCGAGACCGCGGCCGCCAATCCGGAAACCAGCGAGCCCAATCCGGAGATGACGCCGGTCAGGCTTTCAAGGAACGGCTGCAACGCGCCCGTCTCGATGAACGTGTTGACGAACGTCTTCGCCCATCCCGCCGCGTTCGACAACGCCTGCGCGACCGAAGCGACCACTCCCGCGAGCGCGCCGGCGGTTGTGGAGAACATTGTGGCGGCTTCGCCGCCATTGTTGAGTCCGCCTATGAGTGATGTGATTGCGTTCCAGAGGCCAGTGAGTTGGCTTTTGAGGCTGGCCGTCGCCGAGGCGAGCATCTGGAAGCCAGGGATGTTGGAGATCGTGTCGCCAAGGTTTTTGAGTTTCGCCTGTGTGGCGGGTATCGCGTTCTCGAGACCTTGTTGGAGTGCCGCTCCGACTTTTTGCAGGGTTGGTGTGACGGCTGCGGTGAATGTGTCGATGAGTGGGATGGCTTGGTTGAACAGGCCGCGTAAGCCGTCGAGGACTGGTGTGGCGGCTGTTTCTCCGAGTCGGCTCAACGCGGCTTTCACGTTGGCCAGGGCGCCGGTGAATGTGGTGCCTGCGGATAGTGCGGCGCCGCCTAGGCCTTCCTGCATGGCGTCGGCGAAGGTTTGGAAGTCGATTTTGCCGTCCGAGACCATGTCGGACACTTCGGCGCTGGTCTTGTTCAGATGCTTGCCGAGCATTTGGAGGACCGGGATGCCGCTCGACATGAGCTGGAGCATGTCGTCGCCCTGGAGTTTGCCTCGGGCGGCGACGGAACCGAAGATCATGCCGATGTCGGTGAGGCTTCTGCCGCTGATCTGCGCGGTGTCGGCCACGGTCTTGAGGACCTTGGTGAGCTGGTCGCCTTCCTTGATGCCGGATGCTGACAGGCTGGCCGCGACGGTCGCGGCGTCACCCAATCCGAACGCGGTGCCTTTGACGGAGGCGAGCGCGTCGTTCATGATTTCGGTGACGCTGGCGCTGTCGTGGCCGAGGCCTTTGAGTTTGGCTTGCGCGTTCTCGATGTTGAGGGCGCGGGTGAAGCCGCCTTTGGCGGCCAATGCGGTGATGCCGCCGGCGAGGGTGACGATCGCGCCTGTGCCGACCTTGCCGATTTTGCCGAATGCTCCGCCGATTTTCGAGATGAGGGTGTTGGAGCTTTTCTTGGAGGCTTTGTTGACGGCGTCGCCGATGTCGCCTTCGATGCTTTTGCCGAATCCTTTGCCGGATGGTTCGACGTGGACGTATGCGACGCCTATGTCCTGTGCTGCCATCGTGTTTCCTTATTCGTAGGTTGGGATTCCGATGGCGGTCGGAGTCAGAGGTCGTCGATGATGTGGAAGTAGGCTTTGAGCCGTTCCCTGTCCTCGCGTTGACGGCGGGTGAGGTTGTGCGTCGGGGTTGGCGGGCGGAGCGGGTCGTGCTCGTGGTCGAACCATGGGCGTTTGCGTTGCCCGGACAGCGTCCAGACCGCCTGTTCGGCTCCGTCGGGCGCGTAGACGGCGTTCTGCAACGCCATCCACGAGTGGCTCGTATGGTCTTTGAGGATTTCGCGGGTCAACGCCCAGGCGAGTCCCCAATCGACTCGTGGACGTTGGCCTTCAACCCATTCCCGGAAGCGTACGGGCCTGTAGATCTGCCCGTACGCTCGGATCCAGTCGTAGGCTAGTGCCGCGCGATTGTTGTTCCAGAGGTGGGCGAGGTAAACGCTTTTGGGTCCAGTCCGGATTCCTCGGCCCACGCCTTCACCGTGGCGATGAGGTAGGCCATCGGGCGTTTGGTCTTACGTAGCGCGGTCCAGAAGTTCGGCTGCGCGTTCTCGAAGTATGCGAGGAACGCGGCCATGCACGCGCTGGTCTCCTCGTCGGAGAGCGTCGGCCTGCTCTTGACCAGGAGGATGGCCTGCACGAGTTCGATGGGCAGTTCCGCGTTGTTGAGGTTCGGCAGGTCGAGTTTGACGCCGGCGACCTCGAGGTGCACGTCGGGCTTGAGCTCCTCCGCGTCGGTAAGGTCCACGTCCACGACATGGTAGGTGTTGTCGCTCATTTCGTCTCCGTTTCATGGTTATCGGCGGTTATGGGTAATGGTCCCGTGCGGCCGACCGCCATCGGCCGCACGGGAAGAATCAATGGGCTACTTGGCGTCTTCGGTGACGAGGCCCCATGCGTGGAACTGTTCGCCGTTAGTGCCCTTGAGCATCTTGAACGTCATGCTGAAGTTCATGATCTCGCTGGATTTCAGGCTCACGTCGTCGCGGTCGGACACCTTCGCGTTGGTGCCGTACAGGAGGAAGGGGCGGTCCTGCTGGTCGAGCGCGACCAGGACGAGGGTCCATTCCTTCTTCAGGCCGGCGCCCTTGATGCTGATGCCGCCGTCGGATTCCACGTCCACGTCGAAGTAGGCGGATACCACGTCCTTGCGGCCTTCCATCGCGGCGAGCTGGAGCGTCCAGTAGCCCGGGTCCGTGTCGGACAGGACGATGTCGCCGTTGTGCGCCTTGTAGTCGGTGCTGTCGCCCGGTTCCGGATGCAGGACGGCGCCGTCCTCGGTGCTGTATCCGATCGGCTTCTTGTTGGACGGCGGCGTCCAGTTCACGCCGGTCGGCGCGACGAAAGTGCTGTCGCCCTTGGGGAACAGGAACAGCGCGTAGTTCTTGATCAGGCGCACGTTGCCTGCGGTGTTGCCGTTGGACACGTACCCATAGTCGGTCGATCCGAGCCCGTCCTGCAGGCTGGTTTCGGATGCCGTCTGTTCGACGGCGATGGGTTCTTCGTTGCTGTCAGACATTCCTGTCTGCACCTCGCTTCCGTTCTGCGTGTGGCGGCACGTCTTTGCTTGTCTTTTCTTGTGTTTTCAGTTCAGGCGACGGATACCTCGAGCAGGAGCACGCCGTACGCGCTCACCAGTCTCTTGTCCTCGTCGGTCATGCGTACCGGCCCGGATTCCAGTGACGCGCTGATGAGCGGCGCGACGGTTCCGAGCCTGATGATCTCCCTCGCGATTGCCGCCCACAGGCGGGCGGCCTTGCCCCAGTCGCCCGTATGGTCCTCTCTCATGCAGCGCACGCTCAGCCGCAGTCGCACGGCCTGGGAGATGGGAGTGCTCATGCCTTGCATGGAGTCGGCCAATGTGGCTTCGGTGAAGGGAGGTTCGAGGTCGTTGCGTTCGATCGTGTCGAACGTCACGTCCGGGAACAGTGTCCTCAGTTTGGGCAGGAGCAGCGGCTCCGTGCGCCGTGGGGTGATGGGGATGCTCATACGCGCATCCTTCCGAGCGTGTCCTCCAATGTGCCGTGCGCCTTCTCCACGGGTGCGGGGCAGAGGATGGCCACGCCGTTTCGGTTCGCGCCGTTATGGTCGCGAACCATGCACCGGCTGTCGGTGACGGCCTCGTTGGCGGCGTCGCGCATGCGGCCCCGCAGGGTCTCGTTCTTCAGCACCTGCTGGCTGAATGCCTTTCGGTTGAACACGAATCTGCATCGTTTGGCCATGGGTTATCCTTCCCGTTCGCCCACGGTGATGATGTCGCCGATGTGGCGTCCGTGGAGGTTGTTCCACACTTGCGGTTTTCCTTTGACGGGCAGGAGGATGCCTCTGACTTTGATCAGGTCGGTGGCTTGGATGCCTGTCGGCTGGCTACCGCGGATGTGGATCGTGTATTCGATGGTCTGCGGGCTGGCGTTCTCCTCGACCTGGTCAATAGTGGAGGTTGGGGCTACCACAGCCTGGAACGTGCCGACGCGGGCGGGTTTGCCCTGGATGGGGTTGTCGTCCGTGTCGGTGGTGGACTGGCCGCGCCACACTTCGATGGTTTCCACTAGGACGTCTCCCCCGTTGCCATGTCGACGCTGAACGCGCGCTGAGCGTTGATGCCAAGGATGCGTTTCTCGTCGTCGCGCAGCCAGAGATCGCCGGTGGGCGCTCCGAAACTGTATTGTTCGCTGAAGCTGCCGGTGGTCTGGTTCATCTGCGTGATGCCGCCGGGAATGTCGTACGGGTCGGCCTGCATGATTCTGCGGACGATGTCGCAGGTGATCTTCGTCAGCAGGCGTGGCCGTTCTTTTTGGAGACGTTGCCAGTTCGGGGAGCGTTCCTTGATGTAGTCGGTCACGTCCGCGAGATGCGTGTCGGCCTTCTCACGTTCCTCGTCGGTGAGTTTGTGCCACCTCTGTTCGAGGTCGACGGAGGTGGCGAACACGTCTGGTTCGACAGTCATGTCGGACTCCGTCAGGCGGTGAGCAGGACGAAGCGGTTGATGTCGCGGATACGGAAGCCGACCTCGATTTCGATTCGCACGGCGAACATGTTGTGCTCCCACAGGTTGACCTGCTTGCCGTCGATGGTGATGGACGCCTGGTCGGAGATGCTGGTCTGCATTCCTTCGACGGAACCCCATGCGGCGGAGGAGAATTCGCCGCACACGCCGAGGATCTCTGCCTTGGCCGGTCCCGGTGTCTCGGATACGGCGGGCACGTGAACGCCCTTGCTGATGTAGGTGCGGTTGCCGAGCACGGTGCTCACGTCGGAGGCGGCGGTGCCGTTGAGGAACAGGGGGCGTCCGTTGTTGTCGGTCGCCTGCCGGAGCACACTGCGACCCTGGGTGCTCAACGCCCAACCGTCCACGGTTCCATCCGCTTCGGACACGAGGTCGTCGGCTTTGTTCAGGTTCTTCCACACGTCCTTGCCGATGCTGACGGTCTGCGCGCTCTTCAGGGTGTCGAAGTCCGCACCCGGAGCGTCGACGAGACCCATGATGGTCTTGTCAAACGTGCGGGCGATGGCTCCCGGACCCTTCGCGACCACTTGGTCGTAGAGAGCGCCGAAGTCTCGGCGGAACTGGTTGGAGAACGGCATGATGACCGCGATGGTGTACGGCAGCATGTCCTTCTTGCCGAAGGTGACGCCGCTCTTCGGCTTCTCCGCACCCTCATTGACCCATGCGGCCTCCGGGTCGCCGATGATGATCGGCACGCGAGCACCGTTGCCGGGCAGTTTCATCTCCGGCACGAGCTGCATGAACGCGCTCTTGTATTTTGCGGTCTGCAAGATCTCCGCCTGGGTTTCAGGGGTGAGGTCTAGACCGTTGCTTTTTCGGGTCATGGACGGATCTGTCATGGTTTGTCCTTTCAAATGAATGTTGTTTTGCTGGTTGGCTCACAGGAGCGTGTTGCTCATGGCGTTGACGAAGTCCTCGCGGCTGGAATGTTTAGCCTTGGCCTGTCCGGTGCGGGCGCTCTGGTCCGCAACCGTGCCGCGGGAACGCATGTCGGCGAACACCTTCATGAGTTTCTCGGCGTATTCGCCAATCTGCTTCTCGTCGTCGCCCGCGAGGACGCTCGGGTCGGTGATGCCGTGTTTGGCCGCGACGTTGGCGCGTATCGTGGAGAGCTCCTTCTCGTGTTCGGCCTGTTTGGCTTCGCTTTTGAGCTTCTCGTTCTCCTCGAGCGCCTTGGAGAGTTTCGATTCGAGGTCGGCAGTCTGTCCGGCCTTCTCCTTGAGCTCCTCGTAGTCGCTTTTCCTGCCGCGTTCCCTGCCGAGACGCTCGTTGATTATGCGGTCGACTTCCTCCTGGGTGAAGGTCCTCAGCTTCGCGTTGTTCACGTCCTTTGGGGCCGGAGAGTGCTGTTCCGGCTCCTGTTGGCCGTCCGCGCCGGTCTGGTTTTCTTCTGCCATGGTTGGTGGCTCCTTTGCTTGTTCTTGGTTTCCACGCCTGACGCCGGCGAGTTGACGGCCATTCTTGTTGGTTTCGCGCATGGCTGCGCCCCGCCCCATCGCTGGGGTGTGAAAGGTAAAAGAAAAGCCATCACGTTTCGACGTGATGGCTTTCTGGGATTCAGAGATTTCCCAGCGCTTTTCTTCGCGCGTATTCGGACCGCAGCTCGTCGGTCGACACATAGTCGCCGACGGACCAGCGTTTCTTTCCTTCGTTCCTGACCCATTCATATTCGTCCTGTGGCATGGAGATATCGCCATACTTGCGTTTGATTTCCGCAAGATGGCGCTCATCGGTGACTTCCTTCAAATCACCGGGCATAAACGTGAAACGGTCGGAACGATCCATAGGCTCAATCATAGCAGTCTCAGATAAACGATCGGTCTGCCGTCGGATGCTCCAAGCCCTTCGAAACGAAGAGCCCTTCCTCTCGGCAGAAGAATTTCGTATTCTCCCGGATGCTGAGTGATCGGCTCCACATACACGCCGGCGCTTCCCGGCGGTACCAGGATTCTTGTGGCGATGCGGTCTTCCCCATCAACGTCAATGCCTCCCTCCTTGATGCTGGTGGCCATGTAGCCGATGTGTTCGAAGGTGCGACCGGTATTCAAATCGAAAAGCGACTCCATGTCGTTGACGTGGAACGTCGACAACCGCATCTGCCTGTCGACCGTGAAACGTTCTCGGGTGATATGGTCGGATATCGCTTCGTCGATGCATTCGACCTGATGGATGACGTCTTTCGACGGGTTTCGTCCGCCGAACAGGTAGCCGTTGATACTTTTGTAGCTGTCTCCGGTCCAATCCATCAAAGCCGCGATCTTCTCGTCGTTGGAGAATCTATCTCCAGGCATCCTGACGCTATAATCCGACAATCTCGATAGTTCGGAAGCACTGATTGGAATCGATTTGCCGCTCCATCGAATCGTCGGTTGGGCAGTCACACCATCATTGACCTCATCGTGATAGATGCGTCTCAATTGGGCTAGCGTGTCACGCCAGTCGCCGTCATCGCCGGCCGCAGCCTTGGCTGCCTGGTACATTTCACGATACTTGTCCGGATCGTATCCTTTGAGTTTGCTGCTGCCCCAGCTTGGCACGATGTCGCAGTCGCAGTCCGTATGGTATTGCATCTGCCGTCCGGCGGTGTCCTCGCTCAGGTAGGCGAAGCCACGCGAGGCGAGCATAAGGCAGAACGCGCATGTCTTAGCCCCTCGCGGCACACGCGCCCAGCGAGGCTTGGTGGGATCGTTGGCCACAGCCCTCTGCATGGTCAGCCGCCCGACGGTCTGAATCAGATTCTGCACGTATTCCAGCGCCTGCTCCTCGTCAGCGAACGTGGGCCACAGGTCATCGATGGTTCTTCCGGCGTTGTTGTGAACGGCTCCGTTCTCATCTGGAATGACATCCTTGTAGTGCAATCCCATGAAGTCAGTGTTGTTGAAACCGCCTTCCATCTGCCAGACCGCACGGTCGGCGGTGATGGAAGGCGGCTCGTATTCCGGCATATCGATTCCGCCGTACTGCGCCCACAGGTCGCGTACGTGGCCGTAGTAGTCGGATGCGAGCCTGCTGGCGGCGTCGGCATACCGGTTGATCTCCGCTTTGATGAGCTCCTGGCTTTCACCGTCCCAGACGAGGCCCGAGACACTGTTGCCGGCCTCCTTCTGCAGGCGGCTCATGGTGTCCGTGTAATCCTCGTACAAATCATTGAGGTCGAGTTCAAGCCTTCTGCGTCGTTCCGGCGGCAGGTTCAGACTGTTCGGGCTCATTCATACCGCCTTCCCTCGCCGCCGTATCGGTCTGCTGCTCCGTCTGTTGGCGCATGCCTCGAATCTGATCGAGTACCTGACCGGCCTGGGCCTTGCGCTGGTCGGCCTTCAGCCGGACGATCTCGCTTCTGCTCAATCCGGCGCGGGTCATGCCGACCTCGCTGTTGGCGAACGAGTCGATGCTTCCAGCGAGCTTGCTGAATGCGTCGGCGCTCATGGAGCTCGACGGCGTGTTCGGGTTCTTCCAGTCGACCTGCAGTTTCATCAGCTCCTCGTCGGGCACGGATGGATCCTGTATCCGTGCCACAAGACGGGCTGCCTGCAGGATCGATTCACCGAAATCCCGGTCGCAATGGCGCGCCTCGATAATCAGGTCCTCACGTTGTGCCTCGGTCGCGTCGGCGGACGTCGGGTTCGCGTCGGACACGATGCCTAGCGAGCTGGCTGGAATGTTCATCGCACTGGCGAACATCGCCGCCCAACTTTTCAGCATCGTCAGATGCGGGTCCATACTCGACGCGGCCAGTTGCGTCACGGTCGGGGACTGCCCATCGATGTCCTTGCTGATCATGTTGTAGCGACCCATATAAAGCTTTAACGCGTCGTCCGTGCCCAACGAGGCGAGTTCTTCGGAAGTGCCTGTCAGCAGGATTTTTGGGAAAGCGTAGAATTCGGCATTCGCTTCGGCGCGCACGATGGTGCGGTTCGCGCCGTCGATGATGGCCATAGCGTCCCGGCTGATGCGGGAGCGTCCGAACGGTTTGACCTCGGTAGCCTTGTAGGCGAGGCGGAACACGCTGCACTCGTTGTCGATGGTGGGTTGCTCATCGTCCACGCGCCACCAGTAGCCGAGACGGCGCTGCACGCTGATGTTGCGGTCGGGCATGTAGAGCACGAGTCCGGTGGCCTCGTTGTTGTCGTCAACGTCGGTGATGGCCATGCACGCCCTGACCCGCCGGTTAGGGTAATCCCAGACGGCGGCCGAGCTTTCCGCGGTATGCGTGCGGATGAGCGGTCTTCCTTCGAAGTCCTGGACGACGCTGAGGAACGAACAGCCGTGAATGAGCGCAGTCTGGATGGCCTGCTGCAGAACGCTAGTGAATCCGATGCGGCTCATGAAGTCCTGCAGTTCGAATGGGTCGTCCACGCCCGGCGAGACGAATCCCTCGAACACGCAAAGCTCAGCGAGCATATCCACAGCCTTGCGTGCCCACCCAAGCGGCGTGTAATGATCCTTGATGGACTTCGGCACAGTCAGTCCAAAATCAACCAGTGGCTCCTTGGCTTCGTAGTAGGCGGTGAGTGTTCGGTTGCGGCTCGCGTGGCGCGTCCATACCTCGGCGAGTTCGCGCAGCAGCGTGTTCTCCTCATCGGAGAGTCCGTCGATGTGCGTCGGCACGACGAGTTTCGGCACCGTTCCGGCTCCTCCCGTAGGTTTCCACCCGTCCGGTGCTGCCGTTGTCTGGATGTCGCTCATTTAGATTCCTCCGATGATCTGTCGTCTTCCGGGATGTCGGAGCGTCGTGAACGCCCCGTACAGGGCGAGCGTGGTGGACACGAGCGGCGTGATGTCGACATCACTGCCGAGTTTGTTCCAAGCGATCGCGCCGGACTGTCCCAATGGACGCGTGGTCGCACCCTTGACGGCCGCGGCCAGCTGCGGCTGGTATTCGTCCCGCGGGTGCTTGAGCGTTCCGGCTTTGAGCATGTCGAGGAACCGGCCGCATGCTCGGCCCATCTCCTGCATGTTCGTGACCGTGACCTTCACATGTGCTTTCTTCAGTTCCGGCAGCAGGCTCATGGCGGGCGACTGCGCGTCGATGACCACGCTGGCGGTCTTCGGCCAATGTTCGGCGAGCCAGTCCACGGCCCACATGGTTCCCGCCTGCCGCGCGTCCTTGATGTTCGCCATCTGGACGATGGCCGAACCGTCCGCGTATCGTAGCGCCGCTCCGATGGTCAGCACGCTCCTGTCCGGAGGCATGTCGATGCCGAAGCTCATCGTGCCGCCCTCGGGCACGTCGTCGACGGCCGCGGCCTGCCACAGGTCGGGACTGATGGCGTATGCGGTGGCGGTCTCGTCCCATATGCCAAGCGCCTCACGACGGAATGAATCGTCCGACAGGTTGTTGCGCATGCGCATGATTGCCTGTTCGCTTGTACGTTTCGGATAGCTGGGATTCGCTTTAGCCCACTGTTCGCGGTCGTCCGAATCCGCGTCCTTGTCGGCGGCGAGCTCCACGTAGAGGAGGTTTCCGTCATGGTTCAGCGCGTGCATGCGTTTCTCCGTGAACGCATCGCACTGGTCTCCCGGCTTGGGTGGATTGCCCATATACACGACCAGGGGGTTAGGACTCGTGTTCAAAACCGGAATCATGTTGTCCATCGCGCGCACTGTGAGGATCTGCGCTTCGTCGAACACGGCCACGTCCACGCTGTGCAATCCTCGGCCGAAACCGTTCTCGCGGGCGCCGAACATGATGCGGCTGCCGGACGTGAACGTGATCTCCTGTTGGCCGTTTGCTCTGCGGATGCGTTCCACGTACCGGCCGAGCACTGGATTGTGCTCCATCTCGCACATGTCCGCGAATGTCTCGTCGCTGGTGCGCGTATGGTGGGCGGTCCAGATGGCTTTCAGGTTCGGTGTGAGTATCGCCTTGAGGAACAACGCGGTGCCGACGGTGAAGGTCTTGCCGATCTGCCTGCAGCTGGACAGCACGGCGCCGTCCGCGCCACACGCATACTTGCCTTCCGCGTTCTTGGCGAACAGAAGCCACAAGAAGCCCTGCTGCCACAAGTCGAAACGGATGCCGGCCTTGCGCGCGGCTTTGTTGATTCGCGTGAACTCGCTGCCGACGATGCCTTCCGGCTGGCGGAGGACCTTGGCGATTTCAGACAATCGACGCTCCGACATCGTCCGTCACCTCGTCTTCCTCATCGTCCGTCACCTCGTCTTCCTCATCGTCCAGCAGGTCGGTCAGGCCACCGACCTGGAGCGATTCGATGCGGTCGCATACGGCGATGAGCTGGCGGCTGATCGCGGGCAGCGCGTTCGCCGGCGTCGTGGGATCGGCCATGGCCTTGAGCAGCAGGTCACGGTTGTCTCGCAGTATGTCCAGCATGCTGCCGTCCATCATCCGTTCGAAGCTCCGCTGGTCGAGATCCTGCTCCGGCTTCTGTTTCGTTTCCACGGCTTTGACGGGCGGCTTACTGTTCCGGTCCTGTGCGGGCCTGTTCTTTTTCCGACGATAATCGGCTTTCTGGCGGCAGGACTTGGAACAGTACTTCTGCGGCCGCCCATGGCCGGATGGCTGGAATTCCTTGCCGCAGAGCTCGCACTTCATCGGCGCCATCCTCGCTTTCCGACCTTTCGTTGTTTCCCCTGTTTCCGACGTTTGTATTCCGGGAGGGATATCGGCACTGCACCCGAGGCTACCCCAAGGGGGTATGACCGGGTACCCTGCCCTGGTATCGGGTCAGATGCCGAACGTTTTGAACGGCATCGAGCTTGGTTTGATGGTCTGCTTGCCGGCCAGCAGCGCTCGTGCGTGTTCGTCTGTCTTGTCGCTCTTCATCCTGTTGCAGATGCGGTGCGTGAGCCTGCAGTTAGTGAAGCTGTATGGATCACCGCCGCGTGAGACCGGTATGAGCTCATCCACTTCGGCGCTCATCGGATGTGGTGTCTTCAATGTCTTGTCGACTGGCTTGCCGCAGATGGCGCACACGTCGTATGCGGCCAGCACTCTTGCCCTGAGTTGTCTGCGCCGCCAGCCGTTGCTGACGCGCTCGTTGCGCCGCTTGCTCATGTGGCCTCCCACGTGTATGGGGCCCAGGGTGTTATGGATTTGTCAACGACTATCTTCGCCGTTGGCTTGCTGGAATGCCGGTATAGGGGCTCCCGTATAAGGCCTCTCCCGTGTCTTGTAGGGGCTCCCCATCATCTGCGAATGCCCCTCCCGGATTGTCAATACCCCTACCCCGGGTTTGTTTCATGGGTGCCTTCGGCGGGATTCGAACCCGCGTCCACACGCGGCCACAAGGAAGAGAATCCAATAAAGACTCGCGGCCGGTACGATCTACCACTGATTCCTACGAAGGCATACGGGCAGGCGATTTTTTAAGCTTCACCGCATCACGGAAGCACGGGATTGGCTTGCCTGCCACATTGGGGTATGTCCACTCTGACGGGAGTGGGCGGAGCGTGTCCGATATGCCGTTCGGACAGGACGGGACTGCAACCCAAGTGAATCAGGAGAATCCATTGGAGGATATAAGTGAGGGTCCAAACCGTGTGTATCGGTTTGGACCCTCTAATCCACTGACAATTGTGCGTTGCACTTTCGATTTTGTCAAATCGAATCGCGTCGCAACACCTGCCGATGCACATCCGAAAGCCGGTACAATGGCCGCCCCTTCTCATTCTCACCGGCCGGCTGAAGCCTGCCACGCTTACGCCACGAGCGAATCGTGTTCGCATTGCACTGGAACCCGCATTCGCGCAGCAGCTCCGCGCATTCCCCCGCCGTGAACGCCCTGCCTGATTCGATGCACTCCCGCAGGAACCCCAATCGCACGTCGACCACGCGGTAAGTGTTGCCGCACACCGGACAGTCAACGCTTACCGCGCCGATTTCGGCGGTCAGCTCCACGCCGCACAGAGGATTCAGGCACCTGCCGATACCATGCTTGGATGGCGGCACGTCGATGATGCCCAGCGTCTTGCGCGCCAACCGCTCCCAGTCATGCCAAATCAGACCAATGTCCGGCAATCGTGAAAGACGATTGCAATCCGCGCAGACGCTCAGGCACTTCGATGCGGACGGATGAATCCTGCTATCGGCCCATGGCATGGCCGGCGGAGCATACAACCGCCGCCAAAGAGCGACGGCCAAATCATCGATCTCCTGCAGATGGTCGATCACAGACAACCTGACCGGCGTCGGAGCCGAAGCCAAATTGGTCCGGCCCGGCTGATGGCCACCATAATGTGCGGTGCTGTCCAGGAACTCACGTAGGGCATGAATCCGTGACGGATAGTCGCGGAGCCATCCTCTCATTACGGCATCGCACTTGTCACACAGCGTATTGCGAAGATTGCACTCCCCGCCGCACACTTGGCACATGCCGGCGAGCGCTGGCTTGTTTTGGTTGGTTTGTGTTGGTTGTGTCTGGTTTGGTGTTGGTTGGGATTCGTTGTTTTGTTCGTTCATTTGTTCGATTCCCTCCGGCGGGTGTAGTCTGGTTTGTGGTGATGCCAGGAGCCCGGCCGGAAGGTCGGGTTTCTTGTTATTCGCGGGTGTGTTGGATGATCGCTTTGATTTCCTCTTTGGGGACTTGTGGCATCAGTGGCGCGATTTCATCGAGGCTGTATCCGGCCTGATGCCATTTGATGATCATGTCCATGAGGGTTTTCTTCACTTTCATTTCGTTTCCCTTCGTATTTGCTGGATGATCGTCTCGTATGGTTTGCGGTGGAAGATGCGTATCCACCATTCGGGGCGGCGGCCCCATATGGTTTTGACTTCGGTGAGGGGAAGCCATGATACGTACCATTTTTGGCAATTTCCGCAGTACAGCACCTCGCCTTCCTCCTTCGGTCTGGGATGCTCATGGTCGAACGCTGGCGGCCTTGGCACCAAATAACTTCGATTGCTCATTTTGTGTCCTTGAGTGTGATGCGTTTCATTCCTTCGCCGCCTTCATTTCTTGGATTTCACCGTCGAAAAAATCGATGATGAGATTGCAGATGGCGACCGCCGACGTTTTGAGCTGGGTTTTTTCCTCTTCGTTTTCGGCTTTGATGGCGAAAACGCCATCCTTGCTGTTGAAATTGATTCTCATTTCGTGTCCTTCGTGGTTGGGCGGACGGTGAATGCGACGAGTCCGGTCTCGGCATGGAACACCTTGGCCGGCTCGCCAGTCCTCAAGGACATGGCCTGCGCGTAGTCGCCGGCATCGTCGATGTTCTCGAACGTTCTGACCCCTTCCCGGGTGACGACGTTGTAGCTCATCGCTCCGGCTCCTTGTCCGCGACGCTCACACGGTCCCAGTCGCAGGACAGGCCGCCCTGGTTGTAGTCCGAGTAGACGACGCAGTCCACTTTCCTCGTGTCGGTCAGGGTGATGACGCATTCGCTGAATTCGTCGTCCATGTCGGAGCATTGCGAGTCGATGGACCTGACCGCATGCGCTGGCGTCGAAGGCTCCGACGCGCTCCCGCATCCGGCGAGCGCCATGCATATGACGGTGATGGCGAGTGTGATGCGTGTTGTTTTTCTCATTTCGTTTCCTCCTGGTGTTTGCGCCATCCGCCGTTGGCGTATCGGTTCCATCCGCGGATCGCGGTTTTGATGCTGTCGTCCGGGGTAGTGATCCAGACGGCGTTCGGACATCCACGGCATTTGGCGATCCAGATGCAGTGCATCTTGGCTCCGATGATGCTGGCGTAGGGTTCGATGCCGGGTTTCCTCGTGCCGCAGTATGGGCATGGACTGGTCCTATGCCATTTCCTGGCATGCGATGTGGTGTGTTTCATGGTTTGCCTTCCGTGATGACGACGGCGCGGATGCCGTCCGAGGTTTTGTTCGTGTGGTGGCGTAGGTCGCAGTCGATGACGTGCAGTCCTATGCCCCGGTATTTCAGGACCGCGTGGACCGGACTCAACCGGATCAGATCCAATGGGCCGTCCAACGTGACATCCATGCCGGTGAGCGCGATGCATCGGCGTCCGATCAGGTCGGCGGGATTCCGGTACCGCCACGCCATATGCGTCTGGACCGTCATGGCCGGCCTCCGATCCAAGCGACCAGGACGGCCGCGCACAGGAGCATCATGGCGGCCACGGTCATCACCATGCTCCCTTCAGAAGCTTGCGGTACCACTTGTAGTCGTTGATGTCACGACGGATGCAATCACGCACCCTGTGCGAACCGGCATGCCCCTTGTACGGATCCTCGGGACAGTCGATGAACCTCAAATACCGGCGGAGCGTGGTCAGGTCGAACTTGCGGTAGGACAGCCACCTGTCCGGGGCCAGGTCGAGACGTTTCAGGAAGTCGATGTCGAAGTCCACGTTCGTTCCAGCCGGAACCAGCATGAAGCGTTGCGACAGGGAGTCGAGATACTCCTCCACGGCGTTCGCCACAGCATCCACGCAGTCGTCGTGCGCGGAGCCGTTCAACAGCTCGAACAGCAATCCATTGTCCGTGTGCATCGAGAACGCGACCGGGCCCATGTCCAACAGGTTGAGATAGTCCGGTCTGATGATGCGATGCAGGGATCCATACGAATGTTCGCCCAGCACGTCGGTGCATTCCATGCCGACCTCCAACGGCAGACTGTCATTCCTGTCCGTACCGGTCGTTTCGAAGTCGAGCCAGAGCAGCGCCTCCGGCTTCCCATTCCGGTCTTCGTCCTGTTTCCTCATGATTCTTCCTTCCAATTGCTTTGCCATTCGATGATTTCGATTTGCGTGAGCCGTTGCGCCGTGCCGTCATCCAACAGCCACCACCAGTCGCCGTTCCAGTCGCGGATCGGCGCGTTGAGCGGATCACGCCAGCTCGGGATGATGTAGCCGAACCGTTCCGCCTCGGCCGGATGCGCGTGCGCCCAACCATGGCAGCCGGTCGTGCCGGACCCGCACAGTTCGACGATGTTGCACGGCAGGTCACGCACAGCGGGATCGGCTCGACGGCGCAGCTGCCGGTGGTGGCCGCTCCTGCCCGGCCAGACGCTCGGGTCGTACAGGTTGCGTCCGCAGCGAAGGCAATGCCAGCCCTGACGTACGAGCGCGATGCGTTTCGATTCCTGGAATTGCCGGTCGCTCATCGTCGCTCCCTTCCGATTTGTTCGAGCAGGTTGATGCAGGTCGAGCAGTCGCGTTTGATATCGCGGATACGGTCAAGGTCCATATCGGCGAGCGCCGGACCTTTGAGCGCGTCGAGTTCCAATCGGTCGGCGGCTTGGATGGCCGAGGTGAGGACGCCGGCCATGTGTGCGATGGTCATGGCGTTCATGCCGCCTCCTGTTCGAACAGTTGTTCGGCTAATACGTCGCCGGGCACGTTCGCGAGCTGACGGCGCAGCATGTCCGGGTCCACGCCCCGGTTGAGCAGGTCGGCGACCTTGCATGCGAGCTCCATGTACGTGTCCGTGCCTTCGCAGGCTATCGGGCCGAGCACGCGTTTGACCTCTTCGCTGGCCCACGTATACCGTCGGCGAGCGTTGGAATCCTTTGGCGTGGCGAATCCGCGTTCCTTGCCTTTGACGAGCCAGTTGCGGTATTTCGCGTTCCAGTCGGCCGAGCGGGCTCCCGAGTCGAGGGCCCTGTCGCGGAATTTGTCGGCTTCGATGTCGCAGTCGATGCCGAGCCTGTCGGCGAGCGCCCGGTGTTCCTCAGAGGGTTTCCAGTCGGCTGGTATTGGGATTTGTTTTCTCGCGCGCGCGTTACTCTCTATAGTCTTTATTGTTTCTATAGATTTAGTAGTATTGTCTGCACGCTGTGTGCACCCCTGATTCATGCCAGATTCATGCCAGTTGCACCCCTGATTCATGCCTGTTTTTTGGGGTGCATTTCGTTCACCCCTGTTTTTTGGTTTGATTTCTTGGGGTGCATTTCGTTCACCCCTCTGTTTTGGCAGGTGCATGTCATACACCTTCGGTCGACGGTTTGGCGCGATATCGTCGACGATGTGCTGGTTGCCGTATCTCAGGAAGCCCTTCTCGCGCAGGGAACGGAGCTTGTTGTGCACAGTTCGTTCTGACATATGCAGCTGCGATGCGATGGTTTTCGCGCTCTTCGCGAAGCCCTTGCCGTCATCGCCGGTCCAGTCGGCCACCATCATCAGAAGACGAAGCTCATAAGGGTCGAGCCCGTACTCGTGATACAGCAGTTTCCGAACATTCTCCATGCTCATGATTCATCCTTAGAAATCCGGTTCGGATTCCGGCTTGCCGAAATCACCGAACGATGCCGATTTGTCCTGTGGCTGACCCCACGGGTCCGACGGAGGCAACGAAGCGGAGGCTCCTCCCGTATAACCCGCCGGCATGGAAGCCGGATTGCCATACGCTCCAGCCGTACCCCGCTGCGCCTTGGCCACCTGCGCGGTCGCATAGCGCAAGCTCGGCCCGATCTCGTCCACCTGCAATTCCATGGAAGAACGCTTCTGATGCTGCTCGTCCTCCCACGAATGCTGCGCCAGCCTGCCCTGGGCGATCACACGCATGCCCTTGGCGAGACTATTGGCGCAATGCTCCGCCAAGTCACCCCACACAGTGCAGCGGAGGAACAACGCGTCCCCGTCGGTCCACTGATTCGACTGCCGGTCGAACGTGCGTGGAGTGGACGCGATCGTGAAACCCGCCACGCTCCTGCCGTTCTTCGTCGACCTCAACTCCGGATCCGCGGTCAGGTTGCCCACCACCGCGATGATCGTCTCACCAGCCATTAGAACCTTCCTTTCACGGCGAGAGTCTTGATGATGCGGATGGTCTCGCCACCATCCCTGGTCTTCACCATGTGCGTCAACTGCGCGGCCGCTCCCTGATGGAAACTGTCATCAGGCATCACCTCCAACACCGGCATGGCGATCTCGGACACGAACCGGCCCACCAGTCCGGTGAACCGCACGCCCACCGATTCCAGAATCACCAGCTCCTTCCACGCCTCGCTCTCCATCGCCCGACGGCACGCGCCGGCCACCGCCCTGTCACCACTCGTCATCTTCTTCGTGTCGACGTCCTTGACCGGAGCGTTCGGACTGAAATGCCAATGCGGCAGAATCTCCCTCATCGGTCACTCCCCTCAGTCGTCGTCCCTGGACGCGAACCGCACCACCAGCCACAACGCGGTGGCGAGATACACGCCCTCGACCAGCAGCGCGCCGGCCATGTTCCCCGAATCACGCCAGGTGAGCATGAGCGTCACGCTCACGACCAGGCCGATGACCGCAATCGCGAATTTCATGCGGCGCAAGGCGTAGTTCGGACGCCCTTCCTTCCGCTTCTGGGATTCGGGTCTGTCTTCGAGCCGGTAGTCGTTGTCGGTCATTTGTTTTCCTCCAGTTCCTTGAGGATGCGATTGCATTCGCGGCGCATGAATTGGATATCCGTCTTCGTGAACGTGAAATCGGTGCGTCCGGCCGTAGTGAAGAAGCTGACTTCGACTTCGGCGTGGTGGTCACTGGTCTCGTTCTGGTGTTTGCGGACGCGCATCTGCAGCGCGCCATTCGCGAACATGCTCATCTGGCACCTCCGATCATGTTGATGAGTGTGTGAATGATGTCTTTGCTTTCCTCGGCGGTGAATTCCGCCAGCGTTATCTCCTGGATGCCGTCGATGAGTCTGGCGAATCCGTCCACGTCCACCCGGACGTAGAAGCCACTCGACGCGAGCAGCACGTTATGCGGGTCATGGCGTCCCGACTTCGGCGGCGCCGGCGGATTCAGCCTCACGGCCTGTCTGATGCCCATGTCACAGCTCCTTGTTGATCGTGTCGACGATGAGGTCCACGATTCCGGTGACGTCAAGGTCGACGTAGCCGACGATGTGGCCGAGCGCCCGCATGGCCTCCACATCCCCGTCCTTGAATGGGTGGACCAGTTCGCCCTGGGTCTCGAACTCGTCGAACACTGCCTGCACGCAGGCCTTGCGAATCGTTTTCATGCCGACTCCTTTCCCTCGTATTCACATGTGCTCTGGTAGAGGTGTTCCTTGAAGTAGGCGATCATCGGCTCCTTCGGATACATGACGGTCCGTCCGACCTTCACGAACTTCGGGCCGATTCCCGCACCACGCCAGTACGCCAAGGTGCCCTCCTTGATGCCGCAACGGTCCGCGATGTCCTTCGTCGTGTTCATCGGTTTCAGGACCTCAGCGAGCGCAGCGAACGTCGTATCGTCTTCCATCACGCGCCTCCTTTGCGTGTGTGATGCCGGGCGGCGTTAGGAGAACCGCCCGGCCCCCTCCTAAAATCGGTGTCATCCCGCATTTCCGACGTGCGGGCCGAACAGTTAGGAGAAGAATCAATGGATGGATCCGTATTGGCCGCATGGGCCGGTGCCGCGGCCTCGCTGTTTGGCGCCGGATTGACCGTTTGGTGGCCATGGCATAACAGGCCGCAGGCGGACTGGACCCTGCTGGAACACTCGACGAATCCTGAATTACCGATTTCCTCAACGGTGCCCGGATTTTCTGACTGGTTGGAGTCTCGAGACGAGGCCGAGCCGGATTCCGTCTGCTCCGTGTACAATTCCGGTGACGGCGACGCGTACGACGTCTCAATCGAGGGGATTGGATGCAAGGCGTATTTCCTGCTCCTGAGACCCATCGGCGACAACACCGAGTTCATGACTCCGAGCAGCATCGCGCAATTCAAAGCGGCCGACCGCGCGTATATCATCATGCACGCCGATGAGAAAGCCGATGTCATAGCGATACGCCTCCATTGGACGAAGCAGCCGACGCATTTGATGCGCCGCGTGTTCCGTTCCTATTCGATTCATGGGTCGCTCCCGGAACAGCCGCGTCATCCGATACCGGAAACGAGACGGCATTTGCCAACTCTGACGAGATACCGGTTCGAACATTCGAGACTGGGATTATGGTTATTTGCACATCCCCGACTGCATCCGCTTTCCCGGACTCTTGACATTCCCCCAACGACAGGATCCAACCGATCGGATCAAGATCGACGAGGATCCGAAGCAAAGCCAGGGAAAGACTGAACAAGCCAGCAGTAAGCGATATGCATGCCGGCAGCCATGTCTCACTCATCACGCACCCGCTTCCAACGACGGCTGAGCGCGACCCCAATACCGGTCGATGAAATAGCGCTGCCCCTTGCCCGTGACCTTCGGAGTGCGGCTGACCGTGGTGTGCCCATCCGCATGGGTGACGGTGGTCTCCTTGATGCGGAACAGGCCGAGGTCCATCGCACGCTGTGTCGGCACGTTGCGATTCGAACCGGACTTGCCGAGATACCCGTCAGCCTGAAGAAGACGGAACAGTCTGTTCTGGCCGATGTCCATCCCGTTCTGCCGGAGCATCTTCGCGAGCTCGCCGACCAGGCACGTGCCGTCTGACGCGGCCACGGCGTCCGCGAACCGGGCCTTCGGCTCCAACATCTTGATCTGTGTGTCCTTGGCTTGAAGCTGCTGGTTCTTGCGCTCGATGGTCTTCTGCGCGACGAGCACGGCCCTGGCCATGATGTCCTCATCTGAATCCGACTCGGACGTCGGGATGTAGCCGCCGGTTTTGCGGATCTGGGGCAGCACCTCATGCGTCACCCACCGCTTGAACTCGTGAGCCTCGGGCTTGCGGGAACCGAGCACGAGAACATACAGTCCGGCTTCGTTGACGATATTGGTCTCGCCCTGACGCCCTAGATTGAACCTAGACCGTTCATCATCGTCAAGCCTTTTCAATGCATCGGATGGATTGCTGATTTCGAGGATGGCGCATACGTCCTTGGCGACGAACCAGGGCTCCCCCGCCTTATCGGTCAGGGTACGCAATGGGGCGCCCTTGAAATCGAACTTCTGGATTTCATTGTTCATTAGATTCTCCTTAGAATCGAGTTTGTGAGTAGTTTTCTTGAGGATCCGGCAGGCTGGGCTTCGACCATCATCGCCGGGGCGTCTTTGGCGTGGAACGTTCTGCAGCAGTTTCAAATCCACTCCATTCGCCGTAGGGACGATTTGTCCAAAACCGATCTGGAGCCTTTTCTTGATTCCACGTCAAACAGCATCGTGTATTTCCGGCTTGTTGGGCCTCTGACGATGTATGACGTCCGAATCCCCCCTCAGGCAACGTTGGGAACAAGCCCCTATACGCCGCTGTTGGCCAAGCGGTTAAGGCCGAATCAGATCTGCCATACCGGTTTCACCGGCGAGAATGCTGTGCTGCTGCTTCCCGATGATTTCGAGATTGAGTGGCGGTCGTCCCACATGTCGCGCAGTCATAAGATTCGTGTATCTCTGACCGAGATAAAGAAGGAGGCGTGGAACCGCAGCTCGAAGAGGGTTCAGCAGATTCGCGAGAGGGCTTCGAGGCCGTAACCAACTGTTCTGCATCAGTCGCGTTCTCGTGGCGATGAGTCAACGAATCGAATATGCCACGCAAGGTCGCACACAAACCGGAATGACGCTCCCTGCGGGCGAGATGCCATCCCGTATCAACGCCAGCGAGATAAGTCCACGCACCACCGAAGCTGCATGGGCCGTAACTTGATCCGTCGGTGACCACATCGAAGCAGTCGCCCTGCTTCACGTCGTCAATCCAATATTCGGATGGAAGCACATCAAGGCATGGCCCTCCGTCCGCTTCAATGGCACGGCATTTCCAGATGAGACGCTTGAAATCGCCCACCTGACCGGGTTCCTTAGGAATGCTCTTATCCATCCCCGTGCAACCGTTGCCGAAATCGACCCGTTCAAGCGGTTCACCTGGAATCCATTCGCGGACATCGGATCTCTTCATCTTCCTCATTTCGGATTCTCCTTTCGATTCATGCGTCGGCGAGCGCTGATTGCTTTCCCGACGTGTTTCGTTTGAGGGCCTTCCTACCGAGTGGGAGAATGAGCAGACCCACGCAAAGAAGGGAGGTGAGAATATGAGCAATGGATCCGATTTCGCGAAGGCGAGCGCCGTGTTTGGGAAGGCCGCCGAAACGTCCGATCCCGACGAGAGGATGAGAGCCCTGTGCCAAGGTCTTTCCCTCCTCGCCAAGGGATTCGATTCGATGGATGCCTCCATGGCATCCGCCGCCTACTGTCTCGACGTGCTCTCGGATAAGTTCTGAACGGAGTTCCTGTATCTCCGCGCTTAGTCGGTCCGCGGCCTGATTGATGTGCCCGAGAATCGAGCCCATGACTTCGGTCGTCATGTCGCGGGCCGACAACTGCCGTCTGACCTCGATGCCGATGCCTCGCAGGTCAAGGCTGGACAGGTGGCTCCTCCTGTCGCCGCCCACTGTTCCGATAACCGTTCGAACTGGTTCCTCGCGGACGGCTTTCCTTATCGCGCCCAGCATCGCCGGGTGCAGGCGTTCGAACTCCTCAACGGAGATTGGGTGGTCGCTTTCGTCCGGTGTCTCGGCCGGAATGTTGATGCTCATTTCGGATTCTCCTTTCGATTCATGCTTCGGCGAGCGCCGATTGCTCAGCCTTCTGAAGGACTTCGCTTGGATTTCTCCCCAAGCTCAGCGCGATTGCAACGAACTCGGTTAGGTCGAGAGGACCACCGTTGAGCTTTGTGTTCATCGCCTGTCTGCTGATACCCATCTCAGATGCAAGTTGCTCCTGTGAGCGATCCGCATAACGAGCGAGTCTGCGAAGCTCATCTGCTGCGCTCGTGGCTATGTCCACCGGTTTTCTGTCTTTAAATGAGGTCATATCTGTTATTGTCCTCATTTGAAGTCACTTGTCAAGCTGAAGTTAACGGCATGTCGCCAAATGAGGACAAATAGCATGTAGTTATGGCAAAGACACCAAGAGCATGGACGGAAATGGATCGCGCTTCCATGCAAATCATCAGAGAACTTCGTGACGAAGATCCACGCCACATGTCACTTCGAACCATGGAAAAAGAGACGGGCATCAGCCGTTCGAGGCTTGATGATCTTTTCCACGAACGAATGGGCTCTCCGTCGCTTCAAGAATTTGTCACGCTATGCATGCTGTTTCATCAACGAGCATCAGCATGCTTGGAAGAAGCCATGAAAAACACCGGGCAGAGCCACGGCGAAATCATCGAGGCCGCCCGCGCCTACAAGGCCCGCGAGCGCGAGTCCCGGATCACCGATGATCTCATCGACCGTATCGCCGCGCACCCCGAAGACTACGACGTGGCCGCGAACAAGGATTCGAACGCACGTCTCGAAGCCGAGACGCCTGACGAGTGAGGGGAATGACAATGGGTTTCAGGGTCAATCGCAGGATCAGCCTGGGCAAGAACGTCCGGGTGAATATCGGTAAAAGAGGTGTCAGCACGTCCGTGAAGATGGGACCGGTCACAGTCAATTCGAGGGGACGCAAGACCGTGCATGTAGCAAAGGGCGTCTCATATACCATCAATCCGAAGACGAAAAGAAACACCGCTCCGCAGCGGAGGTCAACTGTCGAGAGCAATCAACAGGCGAGTTATACTCCCTCATCTGCAGGCAGCACGCCACATCAGCCCCGCCCAAAGACTTTGAAGCAGCTCGAAATCCAGTACAAGGCGTATAACGTCCTTCTTTGGGTGATGTACGCGCTGACCGCGTTCACCATCCTCATGTGCTTCTTCGGCCCCGTCATGCTCACCTTCGCCATCCCGTTCACGCTGATGTCAATCGGCTTCACCAAGCTCAAGACACCACTCAGGAAACAGCTAGAAGAGAGACGAGCCGACGACGCGTCTCCGAAGGCCACAGACATGGAGCCACGGATGAGTGAAAGGAACGCAAATGACTGAATACAACCTGTATTGCGATGAAAGCTGTCATCTGGAACATGACGACAGCGACGTGATGGTCCTTGGAGCCCTCATTATCCCCAAGGATAAAAGGCAGGAAATCACAGAGAATATTCTCCAGATCAAGGCACGTTACGGTGTCAAGGCACGCACGGAAGTGAAGTGGACGAAGGCCAGCATGCCGAAAATCGACCTGTACAAGGATTTGCTGAACTGCTTCTTCCTGGATGACGACATGAGGTTCCGTGTTCTGGTGGCCAAGAAGACACGTCTGAATCATGAGGCATGGTCCCAGTCACACAACGATTGGTACTACAAGATGTATTTCACCATGCTGAACAGGCTGTTCGATTCCACGAACACCTACAACGTGTACGTGGACATCAAGGACACGCACTCCGCGCAACGTACCGAGAAACTGGAGGAAGTGCTAGCAAACAGCCACTACGACTTCAACCACGAATGCATCAAGAAAGTGCAACCAATCCGTTCAGACGAAGTGCAAATGATGCAAATCACCGACGTGATCAACGGAGCCGTATGCAGGGCGAACCGGACGACCATCCCCCAACCATCAGGCGCGAAAGCTGAAATCATCGACTACATACGCATGAGATCAAAGCTCCGACTCACCCAGTCAACGACCTTGGGCACGCGCAAGTTCAACATCTTCGTCTGGGAAGGACGGAACGCATGACACCGCATTGGACACCGGAGCTCGTAACCAAATCCCCGATAGAAGACTTTGCCGTATATGAGGATAGGATTTATGCAATCTTCAGACATGACTTCATAGATTCACATCCATCATTCGACGGCCTCAGAGTTTCCGTACGCCGCCAGAAAGAGGAGACCGACGGAAAATGGGCTGGGTTTTTCCACATCACCAGCGTCGAAGACTACACAACCGGCGAGAGGAATGTCGATCTGCGTAGATGTGAGCGGATCAGGTTTCCACGGAAGACGATTGACAACGCAAAGGATTGTCCGCAATGCCATTATGAGGTATGTGATGCGCCATTAATCTGGAGGAAGCATAAGCATGGCCGCGATAGGTTATATATCCTCATTGAATCAGAACGGTATCTAGTCGTGCTGGAACCACATAAGGACAGAGGCTACTGCATGTTGGTCACCGCCTACTACGTCGACCATGATCATAGCTTCAACAAACTTCTGAAAGAATATGATCAGTCAAGTTTGAACGGGAATTGCGTTCAATAAAAGCAAGGGCCGCCGCAGCGACCCTGGAGACTCCTTCTACAACTCGGTAGATGAGCTGATTCAAGCATCACATACGACACTCCAACTGTCAAGCAGAACTTGACAAACAGCAAAAAAGTACTTCTCGAAAAACAATACTTTCGGAAGAGAGGAATGTGGATAACAAGACCATCGCGGAGCTTCACCGGAACGCGGAATCCATGGGTCTGTCAGTCATGTCACGCGACCTTCCCCGTGACATATGCGGCCTATACGACGATCGACACAAACTCATTCTGCTGGCCGACTGGCTCAACCAGCGCCAGCGCCGTTGCACGCTGTGCCATGAGCTCATCCACGCGAAACACCACGATCCAGGCTGTGGCAGCCAATACGGGTTGAAGTGCGAGCGCCGGTGTCGCAGGGAGACCGCGCTGGCGTTGATCAGTCCCGTGGACTATGGCATGGTGGAGCAGATATACGAAGGCAATACGTGGATGATGGCCGTGGAATTGGGCGTCACCATCCAAGTACTGTCGGACTATCGGCAGCTGTTGTACGATTCCGGCGTGTGCGTGCAATAAAAGAAGCTCAGCGTCCACATACCGCGACGGGAAACAAAAAAGGGTCCCGCCCGAACACAGTCGGACGGAACCCAAGGAACCAACAATCAGCATTTCCGTTTTCACCAAAATGAGGTTCCACGCACAGTGTAGCGCGGATCCTCGGAAAGAGACAACCATGGCCAGAGCGTTCGTAGACGACAGATGGCTCAAAAACGACGAGGACGGCAACCCGCCCAGCAGGGCCGCGAAACAGTCGCTGGCCAATGCGAAGGATCCGATGAAAGCCAATGTGCCCGGCAAATGGCGGTCCGCGCTGTACGGCCAAGGCTCACGGTGGAGATGCCGCTGGTACACGCTTCGAGACGGCAAACGCGTCCAGAAATCACGGAACTTCGCCAAGCTCCGTGACGCTGAGGAATACGCAGCGGCCATCGAGGACGACATCAGACGCGGCAAATACCGCGACCCGCAGCAGGAACTACGCATCTTCCGGGACGTTGCCTCCGAATGGACGGACGGCAAGATGGATATCAAACAGGGCACTTTGGGCAGATACCGCCGCGAATTGCGCGTTTATATCAACCCCAAGTGGGGCGATCGCACACTGAGGGAAATCCAACGCGACGAACTGCAACAGTGGGTCACGCAGCTCACCGAAGGCGGGTATCCCGCCGAACTGCAGGACGATCGCGAATCGAAGCCATTGAGTCCACGCAGCATCCGCAACATCGTCAAGGTCGTCATGGGCGGTGTCATGGAATTCGCTTTGGAGCACGGCTGGATTGGCGAGAACCCCATTGAAAAGGTCACCGTGCCGCGCATCACGCAATCCGATGACGACATGGTGTTCCTTACCGTCGAGGAGGTGGAGTTGCTGGCCGGCATGGCCGAACGGGCAGGACGGCCGGTAGACGGGCTGATCGTCCGCTGGCAGGCATACACCGGTGCCCGCATTGGCGAGACGCTGGCACTCAAATGCGGCGACGTGGATGTGGATTCACGCAGGGCGCGCATCCGCCGCACTTGGACCGACGACGGCAAAGGCAGGCTTGTGCTGGGCACGCCGAAGAACGGCAAACCGCGCAGCATCGCCATACCCAGATTCCTTATACCGTCCATCGAACGGCAGATGGAGGGCATGGGCGACGACGACTGGCTGTTCCGCGCGGCAAGAGGCGGGAACCTGTGGACGAACACGTGGCGGACGCGTGTCTGGCGAAAGGCCGTCCGACTGGCCGGCATGGAGGACGAGGGCGTGACCATCCATAGTTTGAGGCATAGCTATGCGAGCTTTGCGATTGCTCAAGGCGCGGATGTGAAGACCCTACAGATGCAGCTCGGCCACTCCTCACCCAGCATCACGCTGAACACATACACGGCTCTCTGGCCGGAACGATTGGACGATGTGGCGGACGCGATTGGCGAGCTGCGCGCTGAACAGTTGAAGACCGTCTAGACGCGGAGGTTGCGCGGTCATCGTGTCGAATCGTGTCGATAGCCTACGGCCAAGAAAAAATAAAGCCTTGGAAACGTAATGTTTCCAAGGGCTCCGGTCGGGCTGACAGGATTTGAACCTGCGACATTCTGCTCCCAAAGCAGACGCGCTACCAAACTGCGCTACAGCCCGTTCATGCACTCCCGCACGTGGCAGGTGAACACGAGTTTCCATTGTAGCGTATGGTAGGACAACGACAGGCTAGAATGGCAAATACTGGAGGGAACGCGCATGGGACGTCATCAGCAAGCCGAGGCTTCAGGCATCATTTCCTTCATGGCATGCGCCACTCTTGCATGGATCGCCATGGACCTATATCTGCAATTCGCTCCCGCCATCTGGCGTGTCACCCAACGCCTGTTCACCGTGTGTGCCGGAATCACCGCGGGATGTGGAGTCATCTCGTTCACCTTGGGGTATGCGCGCAACTCCAGGTCGATGACGTTGAAACATGGCTGGACCATTCCTATTCGCCGTATCTTCGAGATACTCGCTTTGTCCGTGGTCTACGCGTCGACCATTTTCGTCACGGCGTTCATGCTGCTTTCCATTGCCAGCAACATGATGGGGTTGCGCACGTTAAAAGGCTATCTGACTGCGCTCTGCGCCGCGATCTCGGGGGTCGTAGGCTATGTCACGTTCGTACAGGCGGAACTCATGAATGCCAAGACCATCGCATCCTTGTTGCCGTTCTTCGTGGTTTCCGGTGTCAGCATCGCAGGATTGACGTCCGATGATCCATACTGGTACAACAACAATTTCTCCCAATTGGGCGCTCGAACCACTTTTGCTGCTCGTATGTTCAATTCGACATTGATGTTGGCCGGCGTCGGCATCGTCATCATCAGCTATTTCGCGATTTCGGAGCTCATCACCACGCACCGTCTGCAGATGCAGTATCTGTCTGCAAGCGATGAAAAAGAAGCTCCCAAACACTTCAAGGCGCGGATTCTTCTGCTATCGACCATGCTGACGCTCGCAGGCATCGCCTTCATCGGCATCGGCATGTTCCGTTACACGCCGCATCCGATTCTGCACAACGTATTCGCCCGCGGTCTTCCCTGCCTGATGAGCGTGCTGATGATCGCGCTGCCTTGGCTGGCCCCGCAGCTTTCAAAAGTAGTATATGTGATTTCAGACCTAGCTATCGTGATCGGGGCTCTTGCCGGGTTCCAGTGGTTGGCGGGGCGTAACACGTTGACGAACGTCGAGGCTCTTGCCGGCATGATGTTTCTGGGCTGGTTCATCATCTTTTCACGGCAGATTGCGGCCATCGAATCCGATCGTGTGCAGACGCAGCTTATTCTGGCGCAAACCAAGCGGCCAGAATCCGTCGAGGATCTTGCGGAGGTCAGCGAAACCGTTCCTGGAACCGTTTCCCGACTCTCGTCGGAAGTCTAA